TGTACCTCCGATTCTCCCGGCTTCTCATCTCCGAGCGACGGGAGTTTACGACAGGGTGAGGCCACAAGCCTCATCCTGTCGCTTTTTACAGAGGCTATACCATGGTTGCAAGTATAGATAACCTCCTACGGACGTCTTTGGCTGGATCGAAAGCGAGGATCCTAGCTTTGGACCCAGGCGAGACTACAGGTTTCTGTGTTTTCGAAGGTCCTAACCTTGTAGTGGCTGACCAGCTCAAAACCAAAAGCGTACCGGAAGGTGCTTGGGAGATAGAGAAGGCCGTCTGCAAGCACAACGTAGCAGAGGTGGTAATGGAGATGTATCGTGTCTACTCGTGGAAGGCAGAGGACCATTCTTGGCAATCTCTACATACTCCGCGTCTCATTGGAGCTGTCGAGTATGTGTGCTTCCAGCTAGATGTACCTCTTATCCAACAAACAGCTCAACAAGCGAAGGGTTTCTGTACAGACGAGAAGCTCAAAGCTTGGGGAGTTTACCAAGTGGGGAAGCCGCATTCGTGCGATGCTATTAGACACGCGTGCTACTACCTCTTGTTCGACGTAGCAAAAGTCCATAAACCGAAAGGAGTCAAGTAATGGCGTCCAGATCCAGAAGGAAACAGGCAGTCCGCAGAAAGGGAGATACAGTCAACCACCCCTCTCACTACCAAGGGAAGGGTATGGAGGTGGCAGACGTCATCGAGGCTTTCGGTCTCGACTGGCATCATGGGACAGCTGTCAAGTATCTTCTCCGAGCAGGAAAGAAAGACTCAGAGCTCGCCGACATCAAGAAGGCTCTCTGGTACGTCGCTCGCCGGGCAGAGAAGTTGCTCGGCAAAAAGCTCCTCATCGACGAGGAGGGAGTCGTTACACATATCAGCGTGGAACGTGTCTAACCCAGGGCTTCAGCGCCTTGGCGGCAGTCAGCTGCTCAATCTCCGAGGTCAGGTCTTTGGACAGCTGACTGTTATTCGGATTCTGTCGTATAGACACAAGGGAAAGCGTATGTGGCTTTGCCAGTGCTCTTGCGGTAGTAAACCGATCGCGGTGCGTCACGACTATCTGCTACACACGAATAGTCCTAAGACGCATTGTGGATGTTCGAACAGAGGCCTCCCCACTCTTTACCCGCGGGAGTACCATATCTGGAACTCAATGCTTCGCCGCTGTTATGTCGAGAAGAGCGACGGGTACAAACAATACGGAGGTCGTGGAATTAAAGTCTGCGACCAGTGGAAGGGTCTAGAGAGGGATGGAGGAGATGGGTTTGCTACCTTCTTCGCCGATATGGGCAGACGTCCAACACCCAAACATTCTCTAGACCGAAAGGATTCTAACGGCAACTACGAGCCTACCAACTGTAGATGGGCGACACTTCAAGAACAAGCTCGCAATAAACGGGACAGTGTGTTTTTACCACATCCCCAAACAGGAGCGATCGTTCCTGCAGCAGAGGTAGCAGAGTTCCTAGGAATACGCTACCAATCAATGCGGGCGCAATACATCAAGAAAGGTATGTGGCCAGGAACTGGAAAAGATGGAGTAAACTAGGTGGCTAGGAATTTAGTAAATACGTCCAAGGCTAGGGAGATGGCTCTGGATTGGCAGACCGAGGACTCCAATTTTGTTGCTAGGAGTAAGGGTACTGTTATTGGTCATCGGACTGGTGCTGGTAAGACCTTAATGACCATTCTAGCTTGGGACCAGTGGGATGTCGGACGTACGCTTATCCTTGGGACTAGAAGCTCGATGGCTACTTGGCGTAAGTTGCTTATGTACTGGGCTGATACGCCTCTTATTATCCTTCGTGGTAAGGATGATCCTGGATGGAAGGAGTATCAGAACCAGAAGCATACTGGCGTGTGGGGAATGACGTTTGCCACATTCCGCCTCTTTATGCAGAGTTGGGCTACACCTAAAGATCTTCCCCAACCGGAAGTTGTAATAGCTGACGAGCTCCACCGGATTCTTAGAAGTCGCAAGACAGTCTTCTACGATCAACTCCTTCGTACACACCCAGAAGCTTTTGTAGGATTGTCTGCTACTTGGGCTTCTAGGGGACCGCAAGATCTCTGGCCAGTACTCCACTACTGCAACCGCAAGACCTTCTCCTCATTCTGGCGCTTCGTTGAGACTTGGTGTTACGTCGAGAATGGAACATTTGGTAAGGAGATATTCGGAGTCCGCAATGTCGAGAACCTTCGAGCTATGCTGCGTCAGCAGTATTATGTAGCTCGGCCTATTACAGGGTTCAAAGGAATCCGCAGGGAGATTATTGAACTAGATCCTACTCCTAAGCAGCAGAAGTGGATAGATGACTTAGAACGGGATATGATAGCGGAGATGGAGGGGATTACCGTTATAGCCCAGAACTCCCTAGTCAAGCTACTCCGTGTTAGGCAGGTATGCGTTTCTCCTCGGCTTCTAGATTCTACCGTTCAGGAGTATGGAGCGGGTATTAACTACATCGTAGAGCAGGTAAGTGACGATCCACATACCGTCATCTTCACGTTCTTTGCTGGAGCTCTTCCTGTTATTCGGCAGGCCCTTATAGATGATGGGTACAATCCCGACAATATATTCTTGTTGCAAGGAGGTTGTGATGAGGATGAGATCGACAGGGTCATTACCGCTTGGAAGGAGACCAGGGGGATTGTTCTCTGTACAATCACGTTTGCGCAGAGTTTCAGCTTGGACACTTCACCAACAGCGTACTTCCTCGGTTTCGACTGGGATCCCAATAACAACCTCCAAGCCGAAGGTCGTTTGGAGAGGCTAGACTCCAATCGCGAGGAGGCTGTACTATGTAGATATATCGTGCTACGTGGGACGCCGGAGGAATACGTTAAGGAAATTGCTAACGGAAAGCAAATTGACGTCTCGAAGTTCCTACTCAACTATAAGCAGGTCAAGTTAGGAGTGATACAACTATGATTACCCCAGCAGCCGAGCACATCAGAGAAGCCCTTCGCGCCTCCGAACTTGTATCGGCCCGTTTCAGTACGATGTTCCCAAATTCTCAACCTGAGTTACTTCCTTACCCAAAGAAGGAGGAAGAGGTTGACGCCTTTGTGAAGCAGCGGATAGGTCTCTGGATGCTGACCTGGATTACGAACCCTCTCAAAAAGGCTCTCCACCTTCTAGATAGCGGTCCCAGTATGGAGCTAAACCGTCTTGCGAAGAGGTGTCGTGAAGCGAACGACACCTGGTGGAGGGATCCCCATACAGGAGAGAAGCTGGCTACTCGTAGTAAGGGCGAGCTCCTCATGTTGATCGTCTCCGAGATCGCAGAGGTGATGGAAGGTGAGCGTAAGGGGTTAATGGACTCGCATCTACCTCATCGATCGTCTGCTGAGGTAGAGTTGGCTGATGTCTTAATCCGTGTGTTCGATTACGCCGGAGAGTACAACTTCGATCTCGACGGGGCCTTCGAGGAGAAGATGGCCTATAATGCTCAAAGAGCAGATCACAAACCAGAGAATCATATTAAAGAGGGCGGCAAGGAGTTCTAGATGGCGGAGGCTAAGCCTATAACCCATAAGGGGATGACAAAGTCTCTAAGGGCTTGGTCTATATTTCTTGGAGGCCCTCCTAGCTTAGTAAGTAAACGTATCCGTGTAGGGTGGGACCCTATCTTAGCTGTCTCCACACCGCCGCCCCCTCCAAGATTCAGTCCGGAGCGTTTGAAGACTTTCAGGAGAACTCTCAGTGCACGTCGAGTGGTTCGAATTGATGGCGCGTTTAGGCCCATCAAAAAACTCTTGTGACCTAAATGATATTGCCTTTATAATAGAGGTATACTTGATGTCTGGACTTGTCCAGAACTTACCTTATTTGGAAGGCTGCGACGGTGAACGCAGAACATGTACTGACAGTAGAGGAGTGGCGTACTATTCCGGGATACCCTGACTACGAGGTGTCCAACCAAGGAAGAGTACGCAGAAGAACGGCTTCTCACCAGCTCCCTGCTGGTTACGTCCTTACTCATGTAACGTCTCGCGACGGGTACCTTCAGGTCAATCTTTGGAAGGACGGAGCCGTCGGTAAGAAAATGGTACACAGGTTGGTCCTACTCGCTTTTATAGGAGCTTGTCCTGAAGGGCAGGAGTCTCGGCATTTCCCCGACCCCGATAAGTCCAACAACAGACTGTCCAACCTGAGATACGGAACACCCCAAGAGAACTACCAAGATAAGTTATCGCTTGGGGAGGCAACATGAACCTAGAAGAGCTACGCATTAAGGTAGGCGGAGACAAGCCACCTTTCGTCTTGCGGACGTCAGACCGGATCCTGTTCAAGAGGTGTCGACGCCTCTGGGGTTGGATGAGCCACCTACGGCTAGGTCTAGTCCTCCATGAACAAGCTGATTACCTTTGGTTCGGGACTGGTATCCACTATGCTTTAGAGGACTACCACGGACTGAACCTTTACGGCCACCCAGCCCTGGCGTTTCTAGCATACGTCGAAGCCTGCCGTCGAGCGCAGACCCTCCCAGGTACGTGGCTAGAGCATCAGGTGCTGGGTCTATCTTTAATGAGCTACTATGTAGAGCAGTGGCTCCCCAACAGAGATCCTCTCACCACCTACGAAGTGGATGGTATCCCCCAATGCGAGGTGAATGGAGTTGTGGACTTAGGTCTACAGACTCAGGATGGAAGGGATGTGCTATATGGGTTCACCCTCGATCGGATATCCATCGACGAACATGGAAGGTTGTGGATTGTTGAGTACAAGACAGCTAAGCAGATTCGTCTATTCAACCTCGATGTTGATGACCAGATTACGGCTTACTGCTGGGCCGCCTGGAGACTATATGGTGTTCCAGTAGCTGGAGTCGTCTATCAACAGTTCCGCAAAGTTATACCGACATTACCGAAAGTCCTAGCTACAGGAAAGGTATCAACCGATACTAGACAACATACCTCAGCGTCTTTGTACAAGAAGCTGTTGGATGATATGTACGGGAGTATTGAGCACTCCCCTCGAGAGAACATCATGGCGTACAACAAGATATGCGCCACAGAGGACGAGGACAAAGACAGGTTCATCGTTCGTACGCGGGTAGAGAGAAGCCAGAAACAACTAGAGTCCTTCGATCTTAAGGTTCGTATGGAGATCGAAGACATTACCAATCCCAACATTGCCCTGTACCCTAACCCGACGTGGCAATGCGACTATATGTGTCCACTACAACCAGCTTGTGTTGCTATGGACGATGGAGTTGATTGGCAGCAGGTTATTGACGCTTACAGCCGGCCTACGGCTGATGGTTTGACCCAAAGAGAGAAGGAGCA